TCAGATTCCCATACACAGTCGTGTTCCCGGTGAATTTGTTGGTCCCGTCGAGGTTGATGTGCGTGCCCGGGGCGACGAACGTGGTGGCTTCGACATTCGACTGCACCTTGATGTTACCCGTGGCGTGAAGCGAGTAGTTCGTGTCCGGATCGTCGGTGCCTATGCCGACGGTGGAGTCTGTGACGAACGCGACCGTTGGGGACGTGAATCGGACTGTGTCCGTGGTGGCGTTTCCATCACTCGTCACGTGTTGAAGATCGACGTTGGATATACCGCCGCCGTCGCCGGTGATGATGCCGGTGAAGATTGGGTTGTTGATCGGCGCCTTGGTCAGTTCGAGCGTGGTGACGCGCGAGGCGTTGCTGTCGAGTTCGTCGATCGTGGTGTTGAGTATGGTGACGTTGGACGTGAGATCGGCTCGTATGTTACTCGTCTCGCTTTCCAACACCGTGACGCGACCGTCGATGGCGTAGACGTCGAGGCTCAGGTTCGTGATTCTGTTCGAGTTCGCGATGAGGTTCGATTCGACGTTTGTCAGTCGGTAGTGATTACTCGACAGGTTATCAGAGTTCGTCGTGATACGGAAGGAGTTGTCTTGGAGCCACGTGTTGAGCAATGAAATCCTGGCACTGTTGTCCGCGAGATTGCTCGACAAATTCGTGATCCGAACGCTGTTGTCGTCGAGCCACGTTTCGAGATTGGATATCCGCGTCACGTTACTGCTGTGATAGGACGCGAGCGTGTTCAAGAACGCGGCGTTCGACGCTTGAAGGTTGTACAACAGATTGAGTCGTATGACGTTGTCGTCGTGGTACTGTTCGAGCGTCGTCAGTCTCACCGCGTTGCTCGCGTGCACGGTCTCTAAGTACCCGACCCGAAGATTGTTCGACGAGAGTGACGTTTCGAGATTCTCGACGCGCGTGACGTTGGACAAGAAATCGTCGAGGTGTGCGACGTTCGTCAGCGTCGACCCCGCGCCGAAAAATGCGTTCGCGTAGACGTCCCCGACCACGTTCATGGTCAAGAGATTGGACGACGGCACGATGAATCTGTCCGTCGCCGTGTTCGACGTCAGGGCGACCGTGAGTTCGTCGCGGTTTTCTAGGTATGCGAATCCCACGTTCTCACCCGGGCGGTTCATGATGATCCCGACGTCGTACACGAACGCCTCTGAGTTGTTGTTCCCACCCAACTCGAGGAGTGGATCCGTGATGCTCACGTTATTGCTTCGCACGAACGTCGTGTCCCCGGTCGCCACCAGGTTGCCTTCGATCAAAACCCCACCTCTCACGACGAACACGTTGATGTCGTCCGCGCTAGCACCGGACCCTATTTGCATTCGCGTCGCCGTGAGCGTATTCGAAACTTCCACACCCAGCGTCGTCACCGCCCCGTTCGACGTGACCTCTTGCAATCCTTGGGTTTGATTCACGGGGAACGACGTCTGCACGATCTCTTTCGTCGTCGTGTCGTATCCGACGGTTTTCGCATTCACACCGGGTGTCGCGTCGTAACGTATCGGGGCGACGTACAACCCAGAGTCTAACGTGGTGATGTCGGCTGACGTGGCGTTGATCACGATGGTATCCGTTGCCTGTACATCTGGTGTGAACTTGCCGAGGCGAATCTTCTGAGATCGCTCGACGCTAGGTAAATTCTTCACCATCTGACGTCTAATGTAAAGCCCTATTTTAATTCCGTTGTGTGGTGGCGGAACTGAGATAGAACTAAGTAAGTTACCTAATTGGCGAAGCGTAAACCGCAGCACCCCTTGTCGATCGTGAGCACGTTCAGATTCAGCGCCCAAATCGTGTCGGTCAGTGGGAGCGACTCCGACACGATTCTGAGGCTCGACACCCGACTCGCGTTGAGTGATCCAGTGGGCTGAAATAAATTAGTGGTGACACAGAACGGGTACATAAAGATGTCCGGAGACGTCACGAAACTGGTATGGAAATAGTGACTGACGTCGCAGAAGTGTGGTTTGCCCCATCGAAACGGGGTCACGTCGTTTCCATTGATTTGAATTTTGATTCGATTGTTAATCCGTTTCAACGGGCTCGTCGCGGCGGTGTTCGAACTCGCGATGAATTTGATCGGGTGGTTGAACGTGAGATCGTGAATGAGTTCGCGGGAGGGAATGCTTTTTTGAACCTGATAGATCAACATGTGTCGCGTGTTCGTGAGCGCCGCGCGTTCGTCGGCGTCCACGTAATAGAACTGCGAGTAGCACTCGAACTGCTTGCCCTCGGCGTCGGCACCCCACTTGATGTATATCTCGACGTCTTGGAGTTGAATGCCCGCCAACGGAAGGGCGAGCGAGGGCGTTTCGCAGAAGAAGAAGCGCAGTGGGAAAAAGTACGAGCTCGACGAAGTGCCCGGGTGTGGACCGAGTGCCGATCGAGACGAGTTCCCGGCGAGCATATCCACCGCCACGGTTTCGGACCACTCGCTGTACTGTCGATCGATGACTTCTCCGCCGATTCTTAACTCGACGTACTCGATCAGTGTCGTCCAATCGCTCGAATCAAGCGCTTGGGTGCCGTTGTCGATCGAAAAGTACGTGTACCCCAACAGATCGCCGGATTTTTCGATTTGAATCTTGGACAGACCACCGTTTCTGATCGCGCCTTGAATGTAATTTTTTTCGATCGATTGTGAGAAGTTTGAGTGTTTCCTCCACACTTGATTAAAGAATGACACGCCTTCGGCACCCTCGGAGTGGATCCACTTGTCCTGCTGACCCACCGCCGTCAAAATGGTGACACCCGATGACATTTACAAGTAGCTCACAAATTTCTTTTCATGCAAACGAAGCGTACGACGAGAAAGTTGTCGCCGGTGTCCGAGGAGTTTTTGATGGTGTTCCCGTCTTCGTCCATGATGGTGACTTGGAATCGGTCGATCGTTCTGATTGGGTCGATGTATTGGCTCACGATCGGGTAGTTATCTCTAAAGAGAATGAGTTGGTTCGTCGCGCCGTGTGTGGCGGATTCGGAGACGATGCTGGCGAATGCGTGTCTCACCTTGGACATCGATGCTTGCTCATCCAAAGATTTGAAAGCTCGGTCGTTAAAGAACGTGTCGAGTTCTTTGATGGACACGTAACAGTGTTCGACCGATGCGTTGGAGTGAATGTGTGCGGCGACGAGTCTGGCTTGAACCACGTTTCTCAACGGGGTCTGAAGGAAACACGTGAACGTGTTCGCGCTGGACTGTCCGACGCTGTCCAAAGTGATGGTGTGATATTCATATTGAAGATCTGGAGTCGAGGACTGGGGAGCAGTCACGAGAGCCATAGTACTATTAGAGTGAGATAATTTAGTCCAAGATTTCGTACGTCGCGGATTTGCGAACCCATTCTTGGTCGCCACACAAACCGCCCGGAACACCGCCTCGGCTGTACGCGGCACCCTTCTTGTGTCCCGGCGTGCATTCGACGTCTTGCTTGAGGTCCCAGAACGTGCCCTCGAGGTCTTGCTTGATGACGATGGGCGCGCCGACGTATCCGCTGGAGACCGTGCCTAAAACGAGAATCGCGATTATCAGGACGGCGATCCACGAGAGCGCCCTGCGGTTGGTATTGTTGAGCTTGATCATGTGTTGTACTGTTCTATAATGAAATATATTTTTTTCGAAAGTGCGTTAAAGCGCTGAGTATAGTTTCAACGAGAGTACTAGATCATGGGTGAGGAATTCGTTATCGATCGAGGTGACAATCCTTCGGTTATGAACTTAAGTGCCGATGAACAGCGCCTGATGGATGAGATCGAAATCACTCGATCTCGTCCGAATCGGATGCCCAAGAAACAAGCTCCGCGCCAGAAATACATGAACGACGACGACGACGACGACGACATCGAATTGGATGCCTTCATGAACCCGACGAAACAAGCCGCGCAGGTCCACCCGCCCGCTGTGGAGGAAGACATGGGGGACGAGTACGCGAACTATTCAGATGACGACGAATACGACGAGGAGGTGCCCGTTCGACGCAACCCGCAGGCGTCGCAACAGCCTTCGAATGGATTTTCGTCAATCGACGACGAGAAGTGCGATCTGTTGTCAAAGCTGCAGCGACTCGGACAAAAGAAGGGGGTGATCGTGAACAAGCGACTGAACGTGTACACCCCGATCGAAGACTTGCGAGCGGAATACAAGCGCGTGACGTACGGACTCGAGATCGAACAGTCCGTGAAGTTCAGTCGACGAGCGCTCGTCGCGTGCGTGACCGGGTTGGAG